TTAAATTTCCTTTAATTTTTTATCTATTGCTGGCATTCTGAAACATTGATAGTACCAGATAAACTATTTCTTGTTATATCTTCTGAATCTTTAGCAAGTTCGCCTACACCTTGTTTTAATCCAAAAACTTGTGCTTGTATTTCTTGAATTTTTTTGCCAATTTTAGATAAAAATTCACCACCAGTTTTAAATGTCCCTATTCCAGGAACATCAAGCCCTCCAGATCCAACTGGGGAAATGCTGTTAGACGGAGTGGTATAGGAAATGTCATTTAAAGCTATAGCATTAGCCTTACCTGGGTCAACTAATCTATATATGTATTGTGGTTTTTTATAATAAGATGAAATTTTACTTTTTGAAACACCTTTACAAGGATTAGAAGGTGTGCATCCTTCTCCACCACTTGAATGTATCATTTCATCTTTCCCAGATGCTATAGCAACGTGTGTAACTCTTGACGAATTCCCAAAAAATATAATATCACCCGCTTGAATAGAACTTTGATTTATTTTTTGCGCTGCTCCTAATTGTACAGCATTTTCAAACCATTTTTGCTGTGTTATAGTACTTCCAGGAAAATTAAGACCTTTATAAGCTTTTGACATAAGCATTTGAATAAATCCAGAACAATCTAATCCTATTGCGCCTTCTCTATTTCCTTCTTTTCCTCCCCAAACATATTTAACTTTACCTACTAATTGATTTGCTAGTCCAACAGCTCCAGAAGCCTTAACACTTTCACCACCTGTATTTATAATACTATCTAAAACTTTTCCCCATTCTCCAAAATCATTAAACGATTTTGGCATAGGTTCTTTCATTTTGCTTATAATATTATTCATTTGGGAACCTCTATATTCTTTCCCAGATTTTACTATAAACCCTTCTTTTGATCCTTCTACTTTATATATTCCTTTTGCTACTCTTACTAATTCCGATTTTGATAAATATTTAAAAGATTTTAGCGGAACTTTTGCGTAATTTTGAACTTTAGCTCCGTATTCATACGATGTGTGCTTTGTTTGATACTTACCGCCAAAAGATAGAATATTATGATTAGCATAAACAGTTTTTAGTAATAACCCAAGAGCATTAAACCCTTGATCCATTGTACAGAAAATAAGAGTACTTTTGTCTGCTGTATTATTTGGCTGCCAGTCATATCCGCACGCTTTATATTTTTTTACACTTTTTGGACTAGCGTGAATATTACCTGGGTTATTATTTCTCCAGTTTCTATTACCCGCAACTTTTAAATATCCATTAGGATAACGAATTGCCCTTTTTCCTTTGTAAACCTCTTGTTTTGCCCTTCCGTTACCGCCATTAAAATTGCTTATATATCCATTGTTTCCTGTATTTTCTTCATTTCCTTTGGTAAAAATATTTTCTAAAGCATTTTTAAAACTCATATTTTTTATTTCATCTGGCATCCCAAAGTCCCAGTAAGATTTTGCGGCATTTTTTGTTATATCAATACCCTTTTCAATATTTTTTTGAATATCTTTTGGAGTATAAGTTTTATATACTCCTGTTACAAAATCAACGCCTTCTTTTGTCTGTTTTTTGACTTTATTTTTGGCATCTTGATATGTTTTTTTAACATTTTTCCCATATCCGTGTGGTATCATATAATCTTTGCCTGTTTTAAATTTATATTCTTTTTGTAACCATATAAGTGATTGTATTTGGGAGTTAGAAAGTTTTCCACCAGCTTCTATATAATCATTAAAGTAATCAAGCCCTTCTGTTATTCCTTTAACATACTCATAGTTATTTTTTCTTTCTTTCTGTTTTTTTTCTCTTTCAATAGAATGTTCTGATCTAGCTTTATCGCTAGCAAATTTGTTAATACTTAAAGTGTTATTTTTTTGATTATTATAAGTTAATTGTGCAACATTTTTTAAAAGTTGTAAAGAATCGTATGCTTCAAGTATTTTTCCTTTATTGATTAAACCATCTATTGTAGATAATTGATATTTAAATATTTTTCGATCTTTAGCATCTAAATTATTAATTAAACTTTTTATATCACTATAATAAACCTTTAACATTTTTTTGGCACCAGGTATTATTTTGCCAGTTTTTTTCATATATAAAAATGTTGAATCATATTTATTATAATTTGATATTTTTTTAATATTATTGATTCTGTCTTCATCAAAAGTTTTATTTTGAGATTTTAATGCTTTTTTATAATCTTTATATGTATCTTCCCATATTATTTCAGTTAAATTCCATCCAAATTTTTTACCGAATATCTCAAATCCAAAATCTTTATTAAATAAATTCATTAACCAAGGTTCTAAATTTTCTTCCCATATAACTTCTTTAATAAAGTTTCCGATTCCTTTCCACGTATAAACCCAAGATTCAAATAATCCTTTTCCTACTGTACTAAGAAATCCTTTCCATCCATCTTTTTTATATGATCTAAGAGCAGTGTCACTAAAATCTTTTATTATATTCCAAGTAGTTTTAAAATCTTGTTCATTCCACCATTGAATAGTACTTTTAAATAATCCCGTTTCGCTAAACCAATCCTTTATTACAACAGCTGCATTCAGCCAGTCTTGATCTTTAACCCCCAAAGCTTTAGCAACTAAATAAACTCCACCTATAATTATTCCAGCTGTACCAGCTCTGTATAAAAATTTATGTTTTGCTAAAAACGGGAATAGAGTTTTAACATCTGTAGTCATGAATGTACCGAAAGCTTTTAAAAGGTCTTTCGGTTTAGAATAAAATAATTTTTTTAAAGAACTTTTTAGTGTTTCTAAACCTAAAGTCCTAGTTATCGGATCTTTATTGAATAAATATCCTAATGTTTTTACAAATTTTATATTTTTAAATGCTGTAAAAAATTTAGTTAAGTTTTTCCAAGCAAATTTTCCAAGTTTATTAAGACCTATTGCGGCTTCTACGGGAGCAAAAAGAAACATTTTACCAGCTTTTAAAGAAGTGGTTAATATTTTCCAAGCAGATGTGCCAGCAAATTTTCCTAAATTCCAAATACCCTTAACAGCTACCATTCCTATTGTTTTAGCAAACCAAAGTTTGAATAATTTATCTTGTATCCAATAATAACCTTTTAACAATTTTGCGGGAATATTAGACCCTGTTGTTGGCGTCGAATCTCCGGTAAATGGATTATAATCAGATTTAGAAGTAGACTTATTTTTATTTAAAGTTTTAGATTGTTTTTTAGATTCTTGCAGAGTTGCTGTAAGTTTTTTCTTTATTTCTGTATCTTGATCTTTTTGGATTTTTGTATTTTTAGCGATATCTTGCATCGCTTTTGTCATTTTTTTGGCAAGAGAAAGATTTGTTTCATTTAATTTTCTATATTTATCCTTCTCAGAAGGAGTCGCATCTTTATAGGTAATATTAGAAAATGTTATTTGATCTATACTAAGAGGTTGAAAAGGTTTTAATCTGTTTGCTTTAACTTTATCACCATTAATAGTATTGTATATATTATTAACAGTATCGCCAACTGTTTTTTCAGGATGTTCTCCTAATTTACTAATATAATCAGTTACCTCTGTAGCCCATCGTGATAAATTTTCAGCATTTTCAGCATTAACTTGAGCATTTGCGGCAAGACCCCAATGACGAATTGCTCCTGTTTTTGAAGCAAATTTTGATGCTAATGAATTGCTTAATCCGAATCCTGGCAATTTAACCTCCTAATAACCCTCCTAAATTAGGAGAACTTTCTAATTTTTTCTTTGTAAGATTAATAAATAATTCTCTCTCAAAGGGATACATATCATCAATATCAATTTTACTAAATTTACCATGAAAAGTTAAACCACTATATTCATCATATAACCCAACTAATGATACTCTTGAAAGTATTTCTTTTGGGTTTATTGGTATATTTATTTCATTTTTGCAACTTCTACAAATTTTTGTATGCAATAAATTTAAAATATTTTGGTTATTTCTTTTCATAATTTTTATTATTTCATTAATATCTTTTAAAATAATATTATCCTGTTCTCTATTATTTATAATTTCATCTACATTATTAAAAAGCCCAATAGGAAAATTAGGATATTTTTCATTTTCTTCTGTAGTCATTAAAAAGTCAGGGTCTAAATTTATTACTTCACTTAAATCTATATTATAATCATTTACTATTTTACAATTTGGGCATTCTATCATACCAGATAATAAATCCGATACAGATATTTCCCTTGCTTTAATTAAAATAGCAAGAGTTTCTAAATCATTTAAACTTTTTATATTTAATAATATTTTTAATACAGTATCTAAGCTTTCATTATCTTCAAGCAAAAGAACTTCACGCTCTTCTCTTGTTTTATATCTTGGAATAGTTTTAAGTTTTTTCTCTAAATAATCTCTAGGTTTAGAAAATTTTATCATATCAAAAGCATTTATATCAATAAAGATTCAAATATTTCTTTAGTTATATCTATATCATAAACATCTGTATGTTGACATTTAGGACAAATTAATTCAATTTCAGTAGAACAACTTGGCAGTACTTCAGTAATATTTTTAATAATATCTGTTAAATCTTTTATAGCCAAATTATCAAGATATTCAATAATTTCTTTTGTAGTTTTGTCTTTTATTTTAATGTGCATTGCAAATTCAACATCTTGATCAGAAGTTAACCCGTCATAATCTATTGATTCTTTTATTTGTTTAATTTCATTTTCAAGACTTTCTAAATTTTTAATATCAACAAATTCTATATTATTATATTTTTTAGGAAGCTTATTTTCTTTATATTTTAAAACTTCATCAATTTTTTTATTTATGTGTATTTTATTATCACAATTATAGCAATTTATACTTTCATTAAAATTATCGTTTAGTGATATTTTTTTTATTTCAGCTAATAAATATTGTTGTTCACCTTCATTTAAATATATATCTTCTTTTATATGGTCATATAACAGTGTTTTCATAACCTGTTTAAAATCAATATCTTCTGGTCTTTCAACAAATTCAAAAATCTTTTTAAACTTTTTTTTAGTTTTACCTGTCCAAGGTTTAATTGTAACTACTTTGTTTTTACCTAGAGTTATTTGATTTTGAGAATTTTCTGTTGAAGTAACCTCTTTAATTTTTTCATTTTTTTCTGTTTTGTTAGTCTCGTTAGTCTCGTTAGTCTCGTTAGATTTTGAGGCTTCAATAGCTTTTTTAGTCGCTTCGTCCATTATTATCCCTTTTTCTTATATTCTACTTTAATAGCCTTAAAACTACCTTAAATTTATTTACAATATTTTAAGATATTTTAATTTATTTTATTTATAAATAGTAATAAAATAGTATTAAAAGGATTTTGATGGGAATAAATGATATTATTCAAAACATAAAAAATGTCAAATGGACTTGGACAGATGATTTTGACTTTTTCTTTCAAAACAGAAAAATAAATATTCAAGACATCCCTGTTCAACCTGGAGATTTATGGGATATGTGTGTTATGAATATTGACATTCCCCAAACATCAGCATCTAATAATTCTGCAATAATAGCTGGAAAATATAGATATTATACCTCTTTTTATGACACATTTACGATTACCGTAACTTTTAGAGAAATTGAAAAATTTTCATTAAGAAATTATTTTCATAATATATGGATTAAACAACAAACAGAATATCACGATGATATTAAAAGCACATTAAAAATAGCAGCGCAAGGTGAAATTATATTTGAATCTGATGATGTTTTAATTAATTCTGTTTCGCAGATCATCATGGATAATTCAAATACCCAAATTCTTGAATTTACAGTAGAATTTAGTACAGCTATTTTTAGCACAAATAAAATTAAAAACTTCGGGAAAAAGGCATTATAATGAGAATTTCTTCAACATTAACCAGAGCAGGCGGAAATTTTGCTAGACCAACAAAATTTACAATGATTTTAACGCCACCTTCTAATTTAGGAACAACGTTAGGGGATACATTAGATGTTCTTTGTAAAAATGTGGCTTCTCCTGATATCAATAATGAATCATACGAAATTAGAATAAAAGGGCATCCCATTAAAATACCGGGAAGAACAATACAAAATCAAGAATTAAATATTACATTTTATGTTGATGAATACTATAAAACAAAACAATTTTTTCAAAATTGGATTCACGGCATAGATAACAGAAACCCTGTCCCAAGAAATAATGATACTTCAGGATTAGTAGATAGTATTAAAAATTCTCCATATAATGCTTATGGAACAATAGAGTTAATAGGAAGAGATTTTGATGAAACAGTAGGAAAACCTATTAGTTTTATTTTTGAAAATGTTTTTCCTACAGCTGTTTCTGGAATTGAATTTGACACTTCAAATAAAGATAGTATTTCCGAAATGAATGTAACATTTAGTTATTATAGATTTGTGACAAGCTCTGCTGTTGAAGGTTGGAATAATAAAGAAACTATTGAAAATATGGATAATTATCTTGATAAATTTTAAAGGAAAATAAATGGCAGTAAAACTTTCTGAATTAGTTCAAACTTTAGGGTCTGGTGCTAGAACAAATAAATACAGAGTAATTTTTCCTTTTTTTGGAAAAGAACTTGACATACAGTGTCATGAGGTTTCTTCTCCTGGGAGGAGTATAGGAGTAGTTGATGTTTACTTAAAAGGAAGAGAGTACAAAATAGCAGGTGACAGGGCTGACACTTCTCAAATAACATTAGTATTTTATAATGATCCAAATCTTATAATAAGAAATTTCTTCTTAAGGGTAATATCTGAAATTCAAAGTTATAATACTCCCGATACAGTAAATACAGAATCAATTAGAAATTATGTACAAACTGCTAGTGAAATTTTTAATGCCCCAGGGTTAAATGATTTATATTCTGGAATTATAGGGGGAATAAATTTAATAAATCAAGTAAGTTATAATATTGACAATGTTCTTGGATTTGCTTCAGGATTAACCGGCGGTGAAATTTCACCTGGGTATCAATATGATATAAGTATTCAGCAATTAGACGAAAAGGGAAACGTTGCATCTGAAACTATACTTATGAACGCTTGGATTTCAGAAGTTTCCGAAATACAATATACAGATGAAACAGGTGAAGTATCCAGTACTGAATTAACAATAAATTATACAGGCATAAAAATCAAAGATTCTGTATTTAAAGAAACTTATTAGTTTTATAAATAAAGTAAAAATATATAAATAAGGACCAAATATGGCTTCAAAAATAAGAGAAATTGAGAGTGTTTTAGGGGCATCAGGAAGACAAAATAAATATAGAGTATCTTTTGCATTCCCACCACTTGTGCCGACAGTAACAGATTTAGCGTCTGTAGATATTTTAGCAAAAAGCACATCCGCACCACAGAAAGAAATAGGAATTATTGAATTATGGAATCAAGGTAGAAAATTGCCAATTCCGGGTGATACTACTTTTGATAATACGTGGGTAGTTTCATTTTATTTAGGTGAAGCGCACGACATTAGATATGATCTTTTAAAATGGCAGGACGCTTGTGATAATTTTTATAAAAATATGCACACTGGAGATCCTTCAGAAATATTTGCCGATTTAAGAGTCGAGCAATTAGATTCAGCCGGTAAAGTAACGGCAACATATACACTTCATAGTTGTTGGCCGAGCGTAGTTGGAGAGGTAACTTATGATGATACAGCAGAAAACTCTCCAACGGAATTTGAGTGTACTTTCACATATAGTGACTGGGTTATTGGTACTGGAGAACTACCAGATTATAATCCAGGTACTCCTACGCGTAACGCTACAGCATTATAACTTCCCATCCCCCATTTCCGGGGATTATTTATTCTTATAAATAACTTAGAGTTTGAGTGAGTGGACTTTGGGGTGCTGAATAGTTGAAGAGACTATTTATCGCGAGAGCATAAAGTACATCTGAATACACCATTCAACTCAATAAAGACAAAAAGGAAAAATATGTCACAATTTTTAAGTCCAGGCGTATATGTAACAGAAGTTGATGCCTCTGCTATTGTACCTAATGTTGCGAGTAATGTCGCTTTTTTTGCGGGTGAATTTACAAAAGGCCCAGTAGGGGTTCCGTATGTTGTTACTACTAAACAAGACTTAGTAGATGTTTTTGGAGAGCCTACAGATTCAAATTATAATCAGTGGTTTCAATGTTATAAATTCTTTGATTATGCTAATCAACTTGTAATAACAAGAGCTTATACTGAAACGGATTTATCAGAATCCCCATCTTTAAATGATAGTCCATTATTAGTTGGTAAATTTAATAATGCTATTGGAGATGCGTCTCAAGGACAAATCGAAGTTCTTTTAGGTACTAACGATTTTAATTATGAATTACCTAAATTTCAGCAAGGCGACTGGGTATCTTTTAATACAGATACAGATATTTTTGTTGTTTCAAAAATAAATTATATTGATTCAGGTATTTCAAATATCTGTAAAATACAAGTAGAGCTTTCTGGTGATTTTTCAAGTATTTCGGATACACAAGGTAATCTTTGGCTTCATTCTGCTAATTACAGAAACGGTGAAACTCAAGCATTTTTAAGAGGGCAAGTAGATGAAAGTACTTTAACCCCCACCATTCCTTGGGCTGTTGATGATGATAATGTTGACTTTATTGATGCTTGTAAGTCTTATCAATGTTTTTCTGATAATAGATTAAATACAACTTATGAAACTATTAAATCAGACGATGAATGGGATTATTACTATACTATGGATGCTAATCCTTTAAGACAATTTGCCTCTGATAAAGATGATACAGGAATTCCATTAGGAAAAGTAAAATTCTTTACAAAAACAGCCACAGAAGAAAAGGTTGAAATTGCAATCGCTAACTGGTATGATTTTAAAACAGAATATGATCAAGATGGGAATCCATATAATTATTCAATAGCATTTAGAACAAAAATTGGAGAAAATTATGAAAATATGTATCTTCAAGATTTATTTCATTATTATCCAAATGAAGAGCAAGTTGGTATTGTGATTAAATCTGGCTCAGAAATTGAAACATTTATTGTTGGGTTTGACCCACAAGGTGTTGATGGGAATGGAAGGTCTGATTATATCGAAACTGTAATTAATGAGCAAAGTAAACTTGTTTATTGTCTTGAAAATTCAAGTATTTCTGATTTACCAGCATCTTATCTTGTTTGTGATAGATTTGGTTTACAAGAAGTAGAATTTGGAGATATTAGTTATCCTTGTTCAGGGGATGTTGGTCCTGTGGAAGTTCCAGTAGGATTAGGTGTTGAAACAACTACATTAACAGTTCAAGGGGGAAAATCACCTAAAGTAACTATAGGTGATATTACAAATGCTTATTTCACTGTAGAAGATAAAGAAAAGTATGAAATTGATGTT